ATGGCTAGAGGCGGTTCTAAAAAAGCAATGACATTGGCACAGATTAGGTCAATGGCTAAAGCTAAAGGCTATAAATTGGTTAAAGTGTAATGGCAGCAAAGAAGAAGAAAAAATCTTCGTCTAAGCCAAAACCTACTAAGCCAGCTTTATGGTCAAAAGCAAAAGCTGAAGCAAAGCGTAAGTTTAAGGTATATCCTTCGGCTTACGCAAATGCTTTTGCTGCAAAACGATATAAAGCAATGGGTGGTGGCTGGCGTTCGTCATGATTGAATTTGTGCTATATGTTTACATTGGCACAGTAATTCAAAACAACACTCAAGCATTTGCAAATGTTAACGATTGTAAATATTTTGCAGAAAGGATAAATAACCAGCCTCTTGTCCCTAGCAACGACGGCAAGACAAAACATAAAATAGTTGCAGTTTGTTTACCTAGAGATAAATAATAAAAATATGTTAGACCCAATAACTTTGTCAGCTGCTGTCAGTGGGGCAACAGCTGCTTATAACGGCATAAAAAAAGCCATATATTTAGGCAAAGAGATTGAAGATTTGTCAGGTGAACTGGGTCGTTGGATGTCAGCAGTTAGTGATGTTGATAATATACACAGGACTTCTAACAATCCATCAACTTTAGATAAGCTGTTTAATGGTTCGATTGAACAAGTTGCAATAGAAAGTTTTGCTAGTAAAAAGAAACTTGCTAAACAAAGAGAAGAACTAAAAAATTTTCTAATTGCACATTATGGCGTTCAGGCATGGGACGACCTGATACGGGAAGAAGGGCGTATACGAAAAGCTAGAAGGGAAGCCGTATATGCTAGACAAGAAAAAAGTAGACAGATACGAGATTACACCATTATTGGTATAGCCTGTTTAATAGGGGCTAGTGCAATAGGGTGGATGATATGGATAATAAGTCGTTCTATTTAACATTGCTTGCTCTTGCTTTTATATGTTATATTTTTGCAGGAGTAAATAAAGCAAGAGGCGAAGAAAGTAAAATGACAACTTGCCGATTGGCAAGCCATTTGCTAGAAGGAGATACTAGAATCTGTATATTCGTTGGAGCAAATCATACACAGTACAGAGAGTATGTACCTTATGATGCAGGAGAATGCCCAAGAGAATATCAATGTCCGTACAGACCAAATGAAAAACCTTTTGATTTAAAAAGTGTAATTAAAAGTATAAAAGACCAATTTAGAAAGTGAACATAAATGGCATACAAAGGTGGACTACGAAAATGGTTCAAAGAAGATTGGCGAGACGTAGCAACAGGGAAACCATGTGGGCGTAAATCGGCTGGTAAATCAAAAAGAAAATATCCAGCGTGTCGTCCGAAAGCAGTTGCGGACAAGATGTCCAAAGGACAAAAATCTGCAGCCGTCCGTAAGAAACGAAAAGCTGGAAATCCCGGAGGAAAACCCACCAGTATTAAATGGTCCGTATCACCCTCTGGACGCAAGCGTAAACAAGTACGAAAAAAGAAATGACTAAACGTAATTACAGAAAAGAATATGACCGATATCACAAACGTCCTAAACAAGTAAAGAGAAGGGCATCACGTAATAAAGCCAGAGCTATTATGGCTAAACGGGGAGTGGTAACTAAAGGTGATGGCAAAGACGTACATCATACAACAGGCAATCCTATGAATAATAAAAAATTGTCTGTAAAATCAAAGAGTAATAATCGTTCTTTTGCCAGAACCAAAACAGCAAGAAAGAAGAATAAACGTGCCTAAAATTTTAGACAGGCTTGTACAACAATTACAAGATAAAGGGCATTCTAAAAAAGCTGCTTTTGCAATAGCAACAAAGAGTTTACAAAGAAGTGGGAATTTAAAAAAAAATTCCAATAAACCAACTGCTAAAGGGGTAAAGCAAGGTAAAAAAACCCCTGAACAAAGAGCAAAAGAAAGAGCAGTAAAGTACTCTAAAAATAAAAAAAAGAAAGATTATAAGTATAATAAAAAAACTAATAGGGCAACTTTAAAAAAAAGAAAGAAGAATAAACGTGCGTAAAGAATTAACAGAATTACAACAAAACTTTTTAAACAATCTATTTGGAGAAGCAAAAGGTAATTATGCTAAAGCCATGCGTCTTGCAGGTTATTCAGAAAACACTAATCCACATCATATTATTCAATCATTACGACAGGAGATTATTGAACGTGCTGAACTGGAAATGGCAGCACATGCTCCTAAAGCTGTAATGTCAATGGTAGGTGTTTTAGATGACCCAACAGAGATTGGAACTAGAGAAAAATTACTTGCATCACAACAAATCCTTGACAGAGTTGGTCTTTCTAAGGTAGAAAAGATAAATGTAGAAACAAACAAGCCAGTTGGTTTATTTGTTTTACCTGCAAAAAAAGAAGAAGATGAACCACTACAATAGTTTAAAAGGACCTACTGTTCCTTGGGGATACAGGCAGTCTGACAAGAATAGTTATGTTTTAGAACCTATTGAAGAGCAGTTGGACGCTCTGGAACAGGCAGAACAATATCTAAAACAATCATCTTACAAAGAAGTAGCTAGATGGTTGACAGATTATACAGGAAGAAAGATTACTTCTATGGGTCTGTGGAAACGTATAAAGAAAGACAGAGCCAACAGAAGAAGAGATGGTCAACGAAAACGCTATACCACCTCGTACGAAGCTGAAAGCAGCGTCGAAGCCTAAAAGCACACGAGGAACAAAAGTTAGGTCTGCTAAAATGAAGTTGCGTCATACGCAACGACAGTTGCAAAATCTAACAAAAGATGATATAATTCAGGATGAAGCATATTTTAAACCAGATGCTACATCAACAAGTGAGCAACCGGAACAGGAAATATTATTTAAACCTAATCCCGGTCCACAAACAGAATTTTTAGCTGCGCCTGAAAGAGAAGTATTATATGGTGGGGCAGCTGGAGGGGGCAAGACTTATAGTTTAATTATTGACCCTTTACGTTATTGTGGTAACGGTGCAACGAATGCATTGATACTCAGACGTACAAATGATGAACTAAGAGAGATTATACATAAATCTCAAGAAATATATCCAAGGGCTTTTCCGGGTGCTAAATGGCAAGAACGAAAAAGTCAGTGGACGTTCCCTTCGGGAGCACGTGTATGGATGACTTATTTGGAGCAAGAAAAAGATGTTTTACGTTATCAAGGTCAGGCTTTTACATATATTGGTTTTGATGAATTAACACAGTATCCGACACCTTATGCTTGGGATTATTTACGTTCACGTCTTAGAACAGCAGATGCCTCATTACCAGTCTACATGCGAGGCACAACAAACCCCGGAGGTCCGGGACACAGTTGGGTTAAAAAAATGTTTATTGACCCCTCTGTACCTAATAAAGCATTTTGGGCAACAGATATTTCAACGGGTGAAACACTTAGATACCCAAAAGCCCATAGCAGAGCAGGAATGCCCCTTTTTAAAAGAAGGTTCATACCGGCAAAACTACTTGATAATCCATACTTGTATAACGCAGGGGATTATGAAGCCATGTTGCTCTCTTTACCAGAGACGCAACGTAAACAGTTATTAGAAGGGAGTTGGGATGTTGCAGAAGGTGCAGCGTTTGCTGAGTTTAATAGGAAATTCCATGTGGTGGACGATTATTCAATTCCAGCTAGTTGGAGAAGGTTTCGTTCATGCGATTACGGTTATTCTTCGTACAGTGGAGTATTATGGTTTGCAGTTAATCCGGCTAATGAGCAGCTTATTGTATACCGTGAGTTGTACGTGTCTAAATATACTGCAAAAGATTTGGCGTATCTTGTCTTGGAAAACGAAATAGATGATGGGCAGATTAGCTATGGTGTATTGGATAGCTCTTGTTGGCATAAACGAGGGGACACAGGACCATCATTAGCAGAACAGATGATTGCTACTGGTTGTCGATGGCGACCTTCTGACAGAAGCAGAGGGTCACGTGTTGCAGGTAAAAACGAAATACATAGACGCCTGCAAGTAGATGAAGAGACAGAAGAAGCAGGTCTCGTAATATTTAGTTCGTGCACTAATTTAATTGCACAACTACCAACATTACCTCTTGATAAAACAAACAAAGAGGATGTTGATACAAAAGCAGAAGACCATTTATACGACTCTTTACGTTATGGAGTTATGTCAAGACCAAGGTCACAATCAATATTTGATTACAACCCTGAGAAAACAATGCAAAAATGGCAACCTGCAGATAACATATTTGGATATTAATTATGGCAGAAGAAGATGAAAATATTGAATCTATGGTGTTTGCACCAAAGTCTCCAAAAGAAGAATTAGCAGCTTACGTAAAAGATAAATTTGATTCAGCTGAAGATTCTAGACGATATGATGAAGAGCGTTGGTTAAATGCTTATAGACAATATAGAGGTCTTTACAGTACAGACATGCAGTTTACTGAAACTGAAAGGTCTAAAGTATTTATTAAGATAACTAAAACAAAAGTTCTTGCAGCGTACGGACAGATAATTGACGTATTGTTTGCAGGACAACGATTTCCTCTAGGAGTCGACCCGACAAGGATACCTGATGGTGTTACAGAAGCTGTACATTTTGACCCTAAAGACCCTGAAAATGCTATGGAAGAATTAAAAAATGTTTATGGGTTTCCGGGGGACGGCAAAGATTTAGCTCCGGGAGCAACTAAAGAAACATTGGATAAGGAAAAAAATTTAGGGGCATTTACTGATGACCTAGAACCAATTAATGAAAAATTAAATATGGGAGTTGGTAAAACACCAACATCCCAAACTTTTTATCCTGCACAAAAAGCAGCTAAAAGAATGGAAAAAAAGATACTTGACCAACTAGAAGAATCAAGTGCGTCTAAACATTTACGTAATGTAGCATTTGAAATGGCTCTTTTTGGTACAGGAATATTAAAGGGACCTTTTGCTTTTGATAAAGAATTGGCTAATTGGGACGAAGAAGGCACGTATAGTCCTGAAAGTAAAACAGTTCCTAAAGTTGAAGCTGTTTCAATATGGAATTTTTATCCTGACTATGATGCAAATAATATGTCAGAGGTTGAGTATGTTATACAGCGACATAAGATGAGCCATTCTGAATTACGTAATTTAAAAAGACGACCTTATTTTAATACAGATGCAATTAATGAGTGTATTGAAATGGGATATAATTATACTCGTAAATGGTGGGAAACAGACTTACGAGATAATGAAACACAGTATGATGTTGACAGATTTGAAATATTAGAGTTTTGGGGCAACATAGATAAAAGTTTAGCAGAAGAAGCTGGACTTGATGTACCAAACGAACTACAAGATGTTGACACACTACAAGTAAATATTTGGGTATGTAACAATCAAATACTACGCATGGTTATAAATCCTTTTAGCCCAAAAAGAATACCTTACTTTGCTACACCTTATGAAACAAATCCATACTCATTCTTTGGTGTAGGACTTGCTGAAAATATGACAGACTCACAAACACTTATGAATGGCTTTATGAGAATGGCTGTTGATAATGCTGTATTATCAGGCAACCTAGTGTTTGAAATAGATGAAACTAATTTAGTTCCGGGACAAGACTTACAGGTATATCCCGGCAAAGTATTTAGAAGACAAGGTGGAGCACCCGGTCAAGCTCTGTTCGGAACTAAATACCCTAACGTCAGCCAAGAGAATATGATGATGTTTGATAAAGCACGTGTGTTAGCAGATGATGCCACAGGCATACCATCTTACTCACATGGACAAACAGGCGTAGCAGGTACAGGAAGAACAGCAGCTGGTATAAGTATGTTGATGGGTGCGGCACAGTTATCTATAAAAAGTGTAGTAAAAAATTTAGATGATTATTTATTACAACCTTTAGGAGAAGCATTATTTGCATTTAATATGCAGTTTGATTTTGACCCTGAAGCACGTGGTGATTTAGAAGTTAAAGCCCGTGGTACAGAAAGTTTAATGAAGAATGAAGTTAGAAGTCAAAGACTACTACAACTATTACAAATTGGTAACAACCCTGCTGTAGCACCCTATTTAAAAATACCAGTTATATTAAGAGAATTAGGTGCAGCTATGGACCTTGATTCAGAAAAATTAATTAATGACGAACGTGAAGCTTTTGTACAAGCAGAAATAATTAAAGCTGCAGGTGGTGTTAAAGATGATGATGGTGGCGAACAAGGTGGGGCACAAGGTATAAATGCTGCTGACCCATCTGGTGGTGGTGGAGGCAACATAGGTGTTGGACAAGCTCCTGCTCCGGGTGAACAAGGATTTAGTGCACCGAAGACACAAGCTGAACCACAAGCTGCACAAGGATTAGAACAGTTACTTGGCGGAGCACAATGATAGTAGATGTTGCACGCAAGTTAGCGTCGTTTGTAAATATAAAAAAGAATATGGACTCATTAGAGATATATATGGAGTCACGTATAGAAGATATGCACAAGGTGCTAGAACAGACAGAAGATATTAGAGAAGTTCACATGGCACAAGGTGCAATTAGAGAATTAAAAAGATTAAAGACTCTACGAGATGAAGTATTAGCAAATGGCAAATGATAAATTACCATCTTGGTTAAAAAGGTCTTTAGACCCTACTACACCAATGACTGATGATAATGAAACCATGAGAACCATTGATGTAGAAATAGATGGTAAAATGTATTTAATTCCAACTATTCGCATGGGTGAAGATGGAAAACTTTATAAATTAAAAGATAAAGAAGCTATAAAAAAAGCAAAAGAGTTAGGTGATGCATTATTAGTGCCTGAAGGAATAGACCCTACAGAATTTTCTAAAACACTAAGCGATATTGTACCACAAAGAAAAGCCAGAGGAGGAGAGATAATGGCAAACCCAATGACAGAAGCACAGGCTGCACCGCAAGGTAATGCACCAAAAGCAGGCAATCCTGCTACATTAATGAAACCACCACCTGTTCCAAAACCAAGTACAGCACCGGGA